ATGTATTCTCGGATTCGATCTCTTGCACCCGTACCATAAATTCTTTCTGCCCTCTCAAGCCTCGCTCTGATGAGGTCACGATTCTTTGACCACTCCCAGTTGCGATAGAGTTCACGAGCCTCTGCTTGCTCAAGGATTACCCTATCGCCCTCATTGGATATTGTCTTTCTGGAATAAGCCATAGGGGTTTACTCTAGGTCGCCAGTTAGGATTAACGCTTCACAAATGAGGCGTAAAGGGTAAGGAACACCCTCTTTTACTCTGTCTAGCAGTCTCATTGCTTCAAAATAGTTCATGCAATTCCAATTTCATTGATTTTTTTACCAATCCAAGCCATTACTGGAACTGCCATAGAACGACCTAAAGCGTTATATCGTTTGGCAACAGAAGGAATACCAACATTAGTCCAATTGTCAGGAAACCCTTGCAATCTTTCACATTCCATAGGGGTTAAACGCCTAACCTTATGCCCATAAGAAACGGCATGAATTCCAGTGGCGTTAAGGGTAAATGATTGTTCTTCTTTGACACCTATGCCTCTTGCGCCATTTCCATGTTCACGATCAATAACATTTTCAGCAATTGAATAAGTCACTAAATCTGTTGCAGATTTCCAATCTCTTGCACTGATGGTAGAAGCCACAGAGTTTTCACCCCATTGGTTTATTCCTTGTCGATCAAATGTCTGAATTGTTAAAGGAACATTGTTTCCACCAGTACCCCATCGACCAGCAACAGTAGGGGCAACTTTAGTTTCTTGTATCCGAAAATCCATCATGTGGATGTCGTAGATGCTACCGCCTGAAGTGCTATTTTTAGCTTCAATGGAATTTCTTTGTTTCTGACTTCCATTCGTTTTAACAACTTTTCGCAAGTGCTCGGCTTCAAGAAGTATCGGTCTTCTACTTCTCCAGTCTCCAGTATCGAGGAGAGCAAAGACTCTTCGCCTCCGTTGCGGGACTCCGAACCATTGCGAGTCCAACACTGACCATTCGCACACGCTATCTCCTCCACAAACAAAACCCTCGTTTCCCCAAACAAGTCCAATGTCACCGAATTTGACCCCAACCAATGTTTCAAGAACTGTTCCAAAATCTCTCCCTTCTTGGCTGGAAAGAGCACCAACCACATTTTCCCAAAGCATGAATCTTGCACCGCAATGTTTTTGGGCAAGTCTAAAAATTCTTACACCTTCAAAAAACAATCGTGAAGAATGATTTTCATCTTCCTTGACTGCATTTAGTCCTTGTCGTTTGCCAGCAATGCTCATGTCTTGACATGGCGAACCAAAAACAACAATGTCAATTTTTCCCAATGCAATTAAATCTTCAGCGGTAATTTTTGTTACATCACCAAGATTTTTAGTGTTTGGAAAATGGTGTTTTAAAACTGAAGATTGAAAAGGCAATATTTCTGCAACAGCCGCACATTCAAAGCCTTGCTTTTCCCATGCAACAGAAACAGCCTCAATCCCACTAAAAAGGCTTAAATATCTCATCCTTCAATTACCCAACCAACAAACTCACCAAACTTAAAGAACTCACGCCCACCAATTAGTTCGTGTTCTGTCATAGGTCTTTGAACGCCACTCAAACTCAATTCTTTAGTAATGATTTGTTCAGGAGTAGCACCATTTTTGAGTTTCCAATCCAATGTCAATCTACGCATGACAGTGCCAAAGTAACCACCATCAACAAGCAATTTGTCAACAATGATGATGATCCCACCTTGTTTAACTTGGCTTTTTAATTTAATTAAAAGTTCTTTTCTTTCTTCTATTGATAAAAACATTAAAACCAAAAAACAAATGCAAACATCAAATTTTTGGTAATCAAAATCTTTTGCATTGGCTGTGTGAATTACACCATGACCATTCCATGTTTTTGACATATCTTCACTGCGTTCAATTGATTCAACAACAGCATTGCGTGATATTGCAAAGTCTTTAATATTTGCGGTGATGTTGCCAGTTGATGCTCCTATGTCATAAACCAAACCATTTTCAGGCAAATAGTTTCTAACAATCATAGTTACAGCATTAGTTAACATCTCATAAAAAGGCAATTGCTCTCTTACATGAGAATTAAAATTGCCGCCAATCATTTGTCCAGAAAATTTAAAATCATTCATGCTTTTCTCCTTAACTCTGCCATCTTAGCCAACACTGCAAGCGGAATGGGTGCGGCTTTTTTTGCGTCTTCCTCAATCTTCAATAAAGCAGGGTCAGGCTCATTTGATGGCGCAACAGTTAGCCTTGCCTTGTCAGCAGGGTTTGGTTTAACAATCCACTCTGCCTTTAAACCTTGGCTACCACGACTGCACCATTCAGCCAAAAACTTCTCCAAAGGCCAACCAAGTATCTTTGCTTCACTGACAGCACCATTCAAAACAGTTTGGGTAATCGGTGCTTTTTTGCTTTTACGCAAGGCTACCCAATCACTCCAAATTTGTTGTGAAACATCTGGTGGGCAAGCAACGCTAGTTGCGCTGTCTCTCTTTGGTTTATGGTTTATGGTTATTGGTTCTTGGTTAGGGTTATGTTTGGAAACCACTTGGGTTTCTTCATGGTTAGCATCTGGGTTTAATTTAGGTCTGCCGCCAAGTTTCCCAACCTCACGATTTCTTTCTGCTTTAGCTTGGTAAGCGGCAATTGTTTCATCACACCTTTTGTGAAACCAACAATCATTCTCCATGTCAAACATAAAGAATTCCTCAAGAACTGTTTGAACAGCATGGATTTGATTTGCCATCCTAATCCGTCTGGAAACCTCGTGGGTTTTGTTTGGGATAGGCTTTTCGCTTGTGTAGTACAAGTCAAGCAATCGTCTAAATGCCAAATCTTCATAGTTTGACAAATGAGCCGTGTCGTGAATGTAGTCACTCACATGAAATGAATAGTAGTGCATAGCAGTCTCTTGTTCCAATTCTCCCTGAAAGAAACTGCGGCAGGAGGGGAGACTTCTCTTTTCGATTGGGTAGCTACCCCCAATCTAGCCGTGTTTCAAATCATTGTACTAGATAAATTGATTGTTAGTAATTTCATTTGTTGGTGATTTGCCAAGCAATCTTTTAGCCTGAGAGTTCATCACCGCATACTCAGCTTTACTGAAGATACCTTTAGCGTTTCTGATGTCAAACGGGTTTAGCAAGCATCTAGGCTCACCATTGGCGGCTTTTGTGGACTCAATCATGTGTTCAACAAGGGTGTACTTTTGTATCCAAGACCGACCCATCCTGATCTTTTCAGCAGTAAGTTCATTCTTACGAATCATTTTCTTGCAAGCAGCAACAATAGAATTCCTTGGGATGCCTGTCATGTTCTCCATTTGATAAGAAGTTAACGATCCATTTTGCAGACATTTGATGATGGACTCTTGGGTCATTTGTAGAGGTTCTCTAGGTTAATTTTGCGATTTAGATGGAGTTCTAACGTCCTAGCAAGCAAGGCAGTCATAGAGGCATCTAAGTCCTCTGGTTCGGTTGTATAAGCATCTGCCATTGTTTGAGAGTACCCAAGCAAAGCTTCAGCGCATCTTTTTTCAAGTATTTCAATGTGCATAAGAGGGAGGAAGTAGGTAGAAGGACTATTAGTTAATAGGACAAGTCTTTTCAGATTAGCATAGAAAAAAAGTTGCGTAAATTAGGGAAAACCCCTATGTAAATTCAGGAATCTGTGTGGCACATTAGTGGTGTGGGCAAATAGTAACCCACGTTTAACAGGAGTGAATATGAAAGATCAACCAGCGTTCCCATTTGTCGCCAAAGATAAGACGGGAATGATGATAAATACAGGTATGTCATTGCGTGACTACATTGCGGTTAAAGCTATGCCAGTAGCACTAAAAACCCTTATGCACGATTACACAAGAGATGATAAGCATTGGTCGTGGGAAGAGTATATTGATAACGGCCTTTTAGCTGAACTGTCCTACAGAATGGCAGATGCTATGTTGGTTGCAAGAGAGTCAACGGAAGAGGAGTGAATATGCCAATGCTTAATGGAAAAAAGGTCGTAGACCTAGAAGTAGATGGAGTAGACGGGAAAGATTATCCAGACTTCTCTGATGCCTACTTTTCAGGTGGATGCTATGAAGATGGGACTAACTTAACAGACGCTGAGTTGATTCAACTTGCCGATCTATCAGGTGATGTTCTGTGGGAAATGGCTTTCGATAGTCTCACATGAAATCACTATTTCAGACCTATGTGGAAGAGTTCTCTGACATCCACTACTGTCCTTATTGTCTGACAATCAAGGGAAATAAAATAGTCTGTTGCCAAGAAGCAGATTTTATCCAGTTCAAGGACTTAGACCTTGACCAACAAAAGCAAATCATTGAAGACGAATTAGATCAATATTCTTACTAATGGGAGTTAATATGGACAGTTATACACAAGACCCAAACCAACCAGGCTTATTGGTTGAACGCAAAGAGTTAATCTCTAAACTGTTGACAAAGAACGTCAATGACCACGTTGAGAAAAAGAATGGCCTATCCTACCTGTCATGGGCTTGGGCATGGGCAGAGGCTCTCAAAGCTGACGCTAATGCTGTTTACAAGGTAGAGATGTTTGATTGCAAGTGCTACATGGACATTAACGGCACAGCAATGGTATTCGTTACAGTCACCATGTTTGGCAAAGCAATTACCTGTCAGCTTCCAGTGATGGATTATCGGAACAAAGCAATCCTTAATCCAGATGCTTTTGCGGTCAACACAGCCATTATGCGGTGTATGACCAAGGGTTTAAGTCTGCATGGGCTAGGACTCTACATCTATGCGGGTGAAGACCTACCTGAAGAGGGCAGATCAGTGGTAATCACACCTACTCAGGGAGCAATAGACAATATTCCCCCAGAGGAATTACAGTACTTGCAAGAGATGGCAGTCGATTTGATTGCCACTTGTGAGCAAGGTGATCCCAAGGCAGCTTGGGAAAAGTTAGAGGGAGAGAACCTAGACGATCAACAAAAGATTGCCCTATGGACACTCCTTCCCAGTAAAGTAAGATCAGCATTAAAAAATGCGAAAGGTTAATATGGAAAATTTAAAGGCAATCAAGAATAATAGTGGATTCTTATTTAAAAACGATAGGAAACAACAAGAAAAACAACCAGATTACACTGGGACGTTAAACATAGAAGGCAAAGATTTCTGGCTTTCTGGATGGATTAAAGAGGGTAAGAATGGGAAATTTTTGGGATTAGCATTTTCTCCCAAAGACCCACAAGCACCACCTAAGACTAATACTTTTGAGCGTCCCAAAGCTACTAACTTTGATGATGAAGATTTGCCATTTTAAGTAAGTTTACGAGGCGAAAGCGGATGCCATCCGAAATGTTGAATTGCGAACAAGTAGCGCAGTATCTGTGGACGCAGCGAGTAGCCTCACCAATAAATAGGAGTCAATAATGAATATTAAAAGTGCTTTCGACAGAATTTTTCAGATGCCTGAGTTTCCTAGAGTCAGGAAAACAGACCCCGAAACGTCATTTCAGGCAGCAGAATCAATCAAACCAGTAGCAGAGCGACATTTTCAGGTCATTCTGGGGTGTTTACAGGCTCATGGTGCGCTTGGAAAAGATGGGATAGCCTCTTTGACCAACTTAGATGGAAATCAGGTTGCAAGGCGTTTAAACGAGATGCAGAAAATAGGTCTTATCCATCTTACTGGTAAAACAGTTAAGTCCAACTCAGGCAGAAGCGAAAGAGAATGGTCAGCATGACACTTCCTCCACATTCAAAGATCAGTTATCCCTCTGTTCCGACCAAGGATTTCAAGTGGGAGTCAGGATCGGACGTTCAAACTCTGTGGAAAAAGCATGGATGGACTCCACCTAGCGAGAGTATGACCCCACCACCACCGCCTGAAAGGGTGGAAGTTCCATTAAGGAGAGTGAGATGACTGAATGGACTCCAGAGGAAGACGAGGCTTTTAACATGGTTGAAAAGCAAAGCAACCTTGGAAAGCAGATATTGAGAGCAAACAAATCTAGTGGAATGGACTGTTGCACTTATGACTGTACCCAAGGAAGGAATTGTCCAGTACGCAACCAGACACTAGAAGAGGTTGCCCAAGCAATAGAAAAGATGCCGTTTGGGGACACTGCTGCCAGCTTTGCCTCTTACGTTAGAGGTCTACTTAGCAAGTAAGTAAAGACCGACATTCGAGAAAGCATAACCCGCATAGACAATCGCCATGTGTGGGTTATCCTTCCATAGCTGTTCACCAGCGATGTAGGCATAAATTGCCCCTGTGAGGATGATTAGCCAAGCACTCAAAATGCACCTACATCAATCACTTCACCACGAAACTCAATCAAGTCCTCATCAAACTTGTGTACGAGTTCAGGCCACAATAACCTCCCATTAAAGAAGTTCAGCACAGCAAAGCCTGATCTGTGGTTGCTAGGGTTTAGTTCGGCATAGGTAAACTGTGGGCCATCAGTCTCAGCTAATGTTCCTGTATCCACCCCAAACCTGTTCCCGTTATAGTCAGCAAATGGCGTAACCTTTAAACTGTGCAGATGCCCCGTAATAATTGAGACCCCCGCTTGAACCGTATTATTGTGAGCAGCATGGATTCCACCTTTATATCGGTGCTTGATGATTACTTGTGGGGTAGGCCAACAAACCCAACAGAACTCCCAATTAGGAATGTGGTCTGTCAACTTAAAGCCAAATACTTCCTTAAACTGTGGTGCGTGTTGGGCTAACCTATTGGCAAACCTTACATCGTGATTACCAAATGTAAACACTAGCTTTACATTGTGTCGGACACTCTTTGCAATCTCCTCTATTTCGCCAAGCATACCCTGACAAGCCTTTAACTCTTGGATAACAGAAGTCTGTGGTTGGTCAGTTACATCGTGCCTTGATATAGTCGCTCCATCGAAAGCATCACCATTACATATCACCGCCTTGGGTTTGAACTCTTGGATAGCCCATAGAAGCCCTTTAAACGCAGTAGATCGTTGGTTAGGAATGAAGTGAGCATCAGAGAAGACGATAACGCACCCGTCTAAGATGCCAAGTTCTATTTGCTTTAAAGGAGAAAAAGATTTAGGTCTGTTTGGGTCATATTTAAGACCACGATGATCTGAGGCAGTTAATCCTATGTTGTATTCTTTCTCAATCCACCTTCTGCGTGAGTGAACCGCCCTGATGCTAGTGCCAAGTATCTCTGACATTTTCGCAGCAGACTCAACCTGACTCCATAGCTGAATAAACTCTGTATCAGAGCAAGTCTCATTATGTGCGCCCATTTGAATCCTTAGACAATAACTTTTCTAGAAGATTTATGACCCTATGCTCTTGCATTTCAATCTCATCTTGAGATGACTTAGGGTCTTGAGCCACAGTCATTAAATCGTGTAGGAATATATGAAGTAACTCATGTAAAGCAGTCTGATCCAGTGACTCAGGTGTAATCTTTTCAGCACCAAAATCACCTAATCTGTAGGTAGCCAATCTAGCAGAGGCATTAAACTCCACAGAAGCCATTGCAGCCTTTGCTGGCTTGCTTCCCTTCTCTATTCGCCAATCACCAAGACTCAGCAGTTGTTGCCACTTTCTGACACTTTGTGCAAACAACTTAGCATCTTCAAGTGTAGGAATGTTTGGCATGGTTAGCTCAAAAATAGTTTGATTTCTGCTTTTCTGCGTTTTACAAGACCTGGCAACTCTCTACCACCACCCTTAGTCCACGACATAAATGCCTCTGAAGCACCTTCCCAATCACCTCGGTTGATCTTCATCCGAATAGTAGACCGCTGAAAATTGCCCAATCCAGCGTTAAAGGAAAATGAGACACACGCATCGAAAGCCCCTTGACGACCAGATAAAGAAGGAGCAAGTCGTAAAACACCACGTTCAAAACCAGAGACATCATCTGCGAATAGTTTTTCGATTTCATCTTTAGACCATGTGCGATTGTCTTCAGACTTCAAGACATAATTTTTACGAAGAATAGGTTTATCAGCCATTTCTTCATGTTTTGGCAAATAAACAACAGGAAGTCTGATCTGATCTTGGTACAGAACATGACCATAACCAATAGTCCAGACATGAGCAGGGCATAGGTAAGGCTTATTCCTACACCCCTCATACTGGTGCATCAGGTTAGCGCCAGCCTCACTTAACTTCATTTCTTAGACCAAGAACGTGAGCCAAACCAGAAACCAATGATTCCACCCAACATTGCCATCTCATCGCTTGAGAAAATAATGTCTGACAAACGAATCAAGTCATCCATGTTTAGGACTAATTGAGGGTTTGAGTAAACGTAGAAAGCAATCCATGCGTTAATAGCACAGAGTTCTAAAACAAAGATGTAGGTCACTATAGGGCGCACAGTACCCACGAAGTTAGCTACCCATTGACTAGCCTTCTCTAAGACCTTCTCATCGTGTTTAAGAGCCGCCTCGGTCATCTGGGCATCAGTTTGCATGGAGATTTGATCTGTGCGAATCTCCTCAACTCTTTGCTGTGCGATAAACCCAGCAGCCGCCATTTGGAGTTCTTTCTCGGTTTGTACCCTAGCCAAAGCAAGTTCATGCTTTTGGTCAGCCTTGTTTTGGAAGTATTCAAGAAACTTTGGTAGTCCAGAGATTAACAAACCGCCAAGCGTAGAAAATAGTGAGAGCATTACAGTCCAATCTTTCCAAGTAGTAAATTAACAATTTTGTTAGACAAGTCGTCAGGCAAGAATTTGAGAAACCCTAGAAACCACCATGCAGCGCATCCATAACAGAACACCCTGCAAAACAAGTCAAATTGCTTCTGATATTCATTCATCGCCCACACTTAACTTGTTTGCAGTAGTCTTGAAATTCGTTTATTCCAATAATTACAGCTAAAGCAAAAAGTATCAAGATAAACGCACCACCAACAATAGCCATTTGTTCGTCTTGTTCTTCTTTCTTCTTCTTAGCGTCTGCTTTGGCTTGTCTAGCAAGATGGGCATCCTCAACATCCATCAAAGCGGCTCTCTCTTTGATCTTGTTCCAAACATCAATCTTTCCTGATTGCATGAACAACATCTGAAGTTCTTTCTCGAACTCACGAGTCTGCTCTAAGGCCATCTCTATCTGTAGAGCCTGACCCATGTTAGAGCCACCACCCCTCTTAGCCTCAACCATAGCCTTAGATGCTTGACTCTTAGCGTCAAACATCTTGCCAATCATAGGCGCAAGACCACCTAAGTCATTGGCTACTTTACTAGCCTTCTTGACCATTGAGATAGCCTTCTGTAGGCCATCTAAAGCAGCAATTGGATCAATCATTTCTTTCTCTCCCACTTCAGGCAAACAACCCTTCGGTTGTAAACATCACCTGTCCAAGTCCATTTAATACATCGGTACTCTATGGTT